CTCGCCTCGCAGGAACGCGCCGCCTTCTCAGGCGGCGCTGGCGTCGGACAGGGCTCGCTCGGGCGTTCTAGTAGCGGCTCTTACTGAGCAATGGAGCGCGTCTGCCCTCAATGCGGACGCGACCTCCCCGCAACGCTGCGCCCAACCTGTCCTCATTGCGGAGCGTGGAGGCACGATGCGCAAGAAGCCTGAGCCCGACCTCGCGGCCGAGTGCCGCGAGCGGTTCCTCCACTACTGCCTGCTCTACAAGCAGGCGGCGTTCCACAGCCTGAAGCGCACCTACGCAGAGAAGGCGTACGAGCAGGTCGACATCTACCTCGACCTGCGCGACGTGCAGAGCCTCTGAGGCTCGCACCCAACAGACCTGACACGACCGACCGGCCCGTGTTCAGAGCGACCGAAGCCCGGTAGCAGGAGCGAGTCACCCCGTACCTCCGCGGGGTGCTTTGGCCTGCGAACACACAACGAATGGAGCGGTCCATGACGGACAACATCAAGCACCTTGACCTGGATTCCGAAGACTTCGAGGACGCGCCGAAGGCGCTCCGCGACTACGCGAGGAATCTGAAGAAGCAGTTCGAGCAGGCAGTGGCAGAGCGCGACGGCGTTCGCAAGCAACTGGCCTCGAAGGCTGTCTCTGAGGTGCTGGGCGACAAGGGATTCAAGAACCCGAAGCGCGTCGAGCGAGACCTTCTCGCCGATGGCATCGACCCGCTGGACAACAGCGCGGTCGAGGCGTGGCTCGCTGACAACAGCGACGACTACGCGCGGGAGACCGGAAGCACCGCGCCGCCCACCCCCGTGGAAACACCTCCGACCGAATCGCCCGAGCAGGCAACCGTCCGGTCGGCGTACGAGCAGATGTCAGCGGCAACGAGTGGCCTTCGCGCCCCGGCCGACCTGAGCAAGTTCGACGCCGCCTCGCTGGAAATCAGCGACGACATGACGCCTGAGCAGGTGCGAGAGGTCTACGTGAAGCACGGGATCTGACCATCCCACCAGTGAAGGAGTAAAGCGTCATGGCTGACGCCTACACCGGAACCAGTGCTGTCTCCAACGTCGTTGCGGCGGCGGTTGACCAGTACGTTCGCGCGAGCCTGCGGCACACGCCGCTGCTCCGCAGCGTTGCTGACACCCGCCCCGTGAGCGTGGACAAGCCGGGTTCCTCGGTCGCTCTGTACATCCACGGCGATCTCGCCGCCGCGACCACCCCCCTCAACGAGCTCACGGACCCCGACTTCGTGGCGCTCCCCAACCCGACGAGCGTGACCCTGACTCCCCTGGAGTACGGCAACGCGACCGTCACGACCATCAAGGCCCGGACGACCTCGTTCGCGGACCTCGACCCCTATCAGATGGACGCGATCGCGTACAACATGCGCGACACGCTCGACGTTCTGGTTCGGGAAGTCATCTCGGCCGGCACCAACGTTCGCTACGCGAGCGGCGGCGCGACCGACCCGACCAGCACCGCGACCGTCGCGGCCGAGGACACCATCACCTCGGCTGACATCCGGTACGTCGTCTCCAAGCTCCGGGCCGCTGCGGCTCAGGGCAAGCGTGGCGACCTCTACTGGGCGGGCATCCACCCGGACGTGGCGCACGACCTGCGCGCCGAGACCGGTGCGGGCGCGTGGCGCGACAGCCACGTGTACGCGGCCCCGGGCGTGTTCTGGCCCGGTGAGATCGGCGTCTACGAGGGCGCGTTCTTCGTCGAGTCCGCTCGCATGAAGTCTGCCGCTGACGGTGACACCAGCCGGACGGTCTACCGGACCATCCTCGCCGGCAAGGAGGCCCTCGCCGAGGGCGTCCAGATCGAGCCGCACGTCGAGATCGGACAGATCACCGACAAGCTGAACCGCTTCCGCCCGATGGGCTGGTACGGCTTCCTCGGTTGGACGATCTTCCGTCAGCCGGCGCTCTACCGGATCGAGAGCTCGTCCAGCATCACCGTCTGATCCGTCTGGATTCTCTGGGCCACCGCAGTCTCGGCTGTGGTGGTTCGGGGTGTCCGCAGACGGCCCAGAGGGGAACCCCATGGCTCTAGAGTCACTCGCCAAGGACGCCGGCATGGCCGCTGCGTTCGTCTTCACCAGCTGGCAGGCGTTCCGCGCCAATCGCCAGACCAAAGCCACCGGCAATGGCTTTGCCAAGCATATGAAGGAAGGCCTCGGCCGCATCGAGACCAAGCTCGATGCCGTCGAAGGCAAGATCGACCGGCACATCGAGGACCATGCCGAAGCGGATCTGAGGCGCGGCTGATGCCCTGGATCTACCACGTCGCCTTCCCGATAAAGAAGCACGTCGAGAACTCGATCCGCGGCATCAAGCGTGCCGCGCGTCGGCACTTCAAGTGGATCGACCTCGACATCCTCATCACCAAGGCAGACCCGGACTGCCCGCTTCCCCCGGACGACGAGGAGCACGTTGACGGCGAATGCCTCGGGCATGTCGTCGGCACCCACTGGGGTCGGCCGATGGTCCACGACGACTTCTTCGACCCGAAGGGTGAGCTTCGGCATCGCGCCCGGGTGCGGGGGATGACGCTCCTCGAAGCCCTGCGGTTGAGAACCAAGGATGGCTACCGGATTCGTCGTATCCGTGTGCTGCTCCGCGTGTGCGCCGTGCACAACATCGGCGCCTGGGTCGAACCCAAGGACGACGAGCGCTTCGAGCTCGACTGGCCGTGGCGTCACATGCGCAAGGTCTCTCGGCGCTTCGGCGTGCGCCTGCGCGCCCGCGCCATCAAGAACTTCCCAACCCGCCACGCCGGCCTGCGCCGCGTGCGCGCGGCCCGCCGCAACAACATCCGCGCGAACACGATCTGAGGATGAGATGACCTTCACCCCACCGAACCCCCCGTTCATCGCCGCTCGCTGGCACGGTGGTTCGCAGACCCCGAAGCTGATCGTCCTGCACTCCACCGTGGGTCCGACCAGGACCGGCTCGGCCAAGAGCGTCGCCGAGTTCTTCGCTCGTGGCGAGCACGTCGCCTCCGCGCACTACGTGGTCGACGAGGGAACCAAGTTCCAGTGCGTCCACGATCACACCGTCGCCTACCACTGTGGCTTCAACCAGGACTCCATCGGCGTCGAGATGTGCGACTTCCCCTCGCAGGACAAGCGCCGCTGGGACGACGGCGCGCATCGACACCTCGAACTGCGCACCGCTCGGCTCGTCGCCAAGCTCTGCCTCGCCTACAACATCCGGCCCTACTACGTCGGCGTGCTCGGCCTGAAGCTCGGCGTCAAGGGCGTGACCACCCACAACAACATGTCGCTAGCGTTCAAGAAGTCGACCCACTGGGACCCGGGCGCATGGCGCCGCAAGCGCTTCATGCGCGAGGTTCGCCGACAGATCCGGCTCATCAAGGCCCGCCAGGGCTGATGGCGACCTTCACCCCGCCGACCTACACAGACTCCGCTGCTGCTGACAAATTCTTCGGCCGCTTCGGGCTCGAAGTCGGCCAGTCCGTGCTGCTCGTCGATGGGCACTACGTCGTCAAGCCCTATCCGTGGCTCGGCGAGATCGCTGTCCTTACCGAGGGTGAGACATGGTTCCAGGGCGGGCGCACCTACACAGTGTCGTCCGCTGTCGAAGCCGCTCTGATTGCTGACGGATTCACGGTGGACGCCTGATGTGGCCCAAGGAAGCGTTCCTCCATCTGAGGCAGATCCTGACGCCGAACTCTCGGCCCTCCACGGGGGGCAACCTGCTCTACGTCAAGAACGACAACAAGCTCTACTTGATGGACGCGGACGGCACTGAGCACGCCGTTGGTGGAAGCGGTGGCAGTCTCACCGTTCAGGACGAGAACTCGAACGTCGGCACGGCCGTCACTCAGATCGACTTTCAGGGCGCTGGCGTTACAGCCGCCAGCGGGACGGGCGAAGTGGTCGTCACCGTCCCCGGGGAGACGCTGCCTGTCACCATCATCGACGCCAAGGGTGATCTGATCGCGGGCACCGCTGCCGACACGGCAGCGCGACTCGCGGTGGGAACCAATGGTCAGGTACTCACAGCCGACTCAACGCAATCGACCGGCGTGAAGTGGGCCACCCCTTCGGGCGGCTCGTCCGTCAAAGAGGCCACTTTCAAGATCGCGGGCGTACTCACGACCGGCGTTGGTGCGACAAAGCTGTGGAACGACTCGGGCGCCACGTGGACCATCTCCAGCATCCGCGCCACCGTCGAGACCGCCCCCTCGGGCGGCTCTGTCGTGGTCGACGTGAACAAGAACGGCACCACCCTGTTCACCACGCAGGGCAACCGCCCGACCATCTCGACCGGCAACACGACCTCCGGCAAGGTCACCGCCATCGACGTGACCTCTGTCGCCGATGGCGACTACCTGACCGTTGACATCGACACGATCAACAGTCCCGCCGCCAACCTGACCGTGACGGTGGTCTTCTCATGACCTCTCGATCACTCGCCATCACCCGCAACAACACCTCGACCGGCTCGTTCGGGGCGCAGACCTGGGACGTGGGATTCCCCAACGATGTCACGTTCACGTCGTTCGTGTGTGACATCTTCGCCGCCGACACCTACCAGCTCAAAGTCGATGGGGTCAGCGTCGCCACGGTGGTCGCAACGGCCGGTCAGACCGGCGTGACGTTCACGCCGTCTCCGTCGCTGGCCCTCTCTGGTGGGGTCCACACCTTCAGTCTCGTTGGCACGGCGAGCCGTCGCTTCTACTACACCTCTGGTGCGATCAACCCTCCGAGCGGCGACCCGGCGTACGGCTGCTGGGGGCCGTGGGTGGAGTCCAACACCAACACCGTCCCGGGCACCCTGAACTTCAACGACACATCCGGCCAAGTCACGGCCGGCATGACCCGTGACACCCGCTCGGCGAGCTCGTTCGTGTCCTCCTCGTGGAACATCACCTTCGACCAGGACGTGCAGTTCGACAGATTCGTGTGCATCGTCGCCGATGGCGATACGTACCAGCTGGCCGTCGACGGGAACATTGTTGTGACCGGCGTTGTGGTCTCCGACCAGCGCGGGCTGAACCTCCAGCCCACCTCACCCCTCGCTCTTGCGACCGGTACCCACTCGTTCAAGGTCACACCCCTCGGCAGCCGAAAGTGGAACTACCGCGCCACGTCCTCGCTCATCGGCAGTAGTCACGTGACCGCATGGGGCGGGTGGGCCGAGGCCGCTACTGGCTTTCCGGCAGGACTCATCGGCTTCACCGCGACCGCACCCGGGGCCACCGTGCTAACCGGCACCTGGGGCCTCGTCTCCTGAAAGGCAGAACATGGCAACGCTTCAGTACGAGATGAACCGCCTCGCCGGGACGCTGGTGAACGGCGTCCCCTCGCGCGACTCCCAAGGCGCGGCGAACGCCTGGGCCGGCACCTCCGGCCTCGACCTCGTGCACGCGCTGAACGTCAAGGCGAGCAACGCGCTCCCGAACTTCAAGGAACTTCAGGGCGTGCTGAACCAGCTCGCCGGAACCAGCGGCCTCGGCGTCGATGCCGCCGCGACAGCGATTGTCGCGTAATCAAGTTGACAATGACAGGGGAATCCGTGAGCAACTGCACGTCAGGATGCCGCACGAAGGACCACGCTTCGTACGCCGATTGCCTGAAGGACAAGGGCGTTCGCGTTGGCGGCGTCGGTACGCAGGACCGAACCGCTCAGAAGAAGTGGGACGCCGACCTCGACGCCTACTCGGCCGCGCGGCGCCAGGGCATCCAGCCGGCGAGCACCAAGCGCGCCGATGTAGACGCGGCTGTCCGCGTCTCGGAGAAGGTCGGTCGGCCCTACGATGCCGGAGTCTCCTCGTGAGTACCTTTGACAACCTCGTCGATGACGTGCTCCAAACATTGCACGGTTACGGCGTCGCGCAGCCCCGGGCTGCGTTCCTCACCGCTGGAGTCAGCGCTAGCGCCACGCAGTTCACTGTGGGCGATGCCACCGGCTTCGAGCAGGGCGTCGCCGAAGTGGACAACGAGATCGTCTTCATCGAGTCGGTGGACTACGGCAACAACGTGCTGACCATCTCTCCCGATGGTCGTGGCTACTACGGCACGACCGCAGCCACCCACTCGACCGACGCTCGCGTGACCATGGCTCCGACGTGGCCGCGCAACAGGATCGCCTCGGCGATCAACGAGGTCGTCCTTGGCGTCTACCCGACCCTGTTCGGCGTCGCTACCACCTCGTTCACCTTCAACCCGGTGAACTCGGCCTACGAGATCCCCGCCGTCGCCGAGCGAGTGCTGCGCGTGGTCGCAGACACTGTTGGTCCCAGCGACGAGCAAGAGGTCATCACCCGCTACTCGTTCAACTCCGTTGCCCAGGGTTCCAACTTCACCACCGGCAACTCCATCACGATCGAGAAGGGCGGCTTCCCGGGCCGCTCGGTCTACGTGACCTACTCCAAGCAGCCGACCGAGATCACCTTCGGTGACGACTTCACCGAGTGCGGCCTCGCCGAGACCGCGAAGCGCTGCATCAAGTACGGCGTCTGCTCCTCACTGATCGCCTACATGGACTCCTCGCGCCTGCCGGTGGACACCGCGCAGGCCGACGAGCTCGACCCGTCGCGCAACGCGATCGGCACCGCTTCCAAGATCAGCGCCCAGCTCTACCAGCGCTACCTCGTCGAGCTCGACAACGAGCGCAAGCGTCAGCGTGCGGCCACTCCGACACCCATCTCAGTGAGGACTCGATGACGACCCGCAAGTATTCCTCCACGGCCCAGCCGACCACGCTTGCCGCGGGTTGCACCGACTCCGCGACCTCGATCCAGGTGGCTGCCACCACCGGGTTCCCGGCCGTCGACTTCACCCTCGCCCTGGACTACGGCGCGGCCGGCCAGGAGGTCGTGCTGGTCACCAACGTCTCCGGCACCACGCTGACGGTGACTCGGGGCTACGATTCCACCCCCGCCTCGGCGCACTCCCTGGGCGCCGTCGTGCGCCACGTTCACGTCGGCAAGGACTTCGGCGACTCTCGCACCCATGAGGCCGCGTCCTCCGGCGTCCACGGCCTCTCCGGCTCCGTGGTTGGTACCACGGACACCCAAGCCGTGAGCAACAAGGATCTCTCCTCGGGCAACACCTTCCCCTCGACCTTGACCACCAACAGCGGTGCGCAGACCCTGACGAACAAGGATCTCTCCAGCGGCACCAACACCTTCCCCGCGACGCTGGCGACCGACGCCGAGGTCACCTCGGCTGTCTCTACGCACGCCGCTCTGACGGCGACGCACGGCGCTACCGGCGCCGTGGTCGGCACCACCAACACGCAGACGCTGACCAACAAGACCCTCACCTCGCCGACGATCAACGACCCGACCTTCGGCGGCGACTTCGTGGGCAAGGTTTCCTACGTGGAGAAGACGCTCGACGAATCCCTCTCATCGAGCACGACCTACCAGGACGACAACGAGCTCACCGTTGCCGTCACCGCCAGCCATGTCTACGAACTGAAGCTCGCAGTGCGCTTCACCGGCACCACGAACACCTCGGGCCTGAAGCTCCAGCTGACACTCCCTGCCGGTGCGACGTACTCGGACGATGAAGCCTCTCCCGTGCTGGCCTCGGGTCCCATCTTCATCGCCGACAATGCGCCAGCCACCCCCAACGACGTGTTCAGCAGCGGGTCGGCGTCCTATGTGAAGTACTACCGGATCAAGATTGACGCCACCGCGGGCTCAGTGACGCTCCAGTGGGCGCAGCACACCTCTAGCGGCTCTGCTGTGGTCGGCAAGGCTGGCTCCTACCTCACCCTTCGCCGGGTCGCCTGATGCTTCTCGTCGGCCCTATCGTCGAGGCGCCGGTCGATGTTGTCGAAGGTTCCAGCTCCTCGGCGTCGAACACGGGCCAGGGTTACGACTTCGCTGTCAATGACCTGCTCTTCAAGGTCGCACCCACCGACAAGAACCCCTACCAGCGCGCGACCGCCCAGTTCCGCAAGGACCAGTACGACACCGGCCAGACTCCGGGCGACCAGTCCCTGACGGGCTGGTGGACCCGAGGCCAGTTCTCGTTCCACAAGGGCGCCGGAGTCACCTACTACGAGGTCTCCGAGGGCGAGACGGTCATCAACCGTTTCACCGACGCCGAGGGTCTCGACCCCTTCGATCCCGGCCGCGTCACCTGCCAGCACGACTGGGACGCCTACTCCACATCGGTTGCCGCCGTCTCCTACGTCTCCGCGATCGGCTCCAGCCTCGTGGTGCTTGACGGCACCACAGTCAAGTACGGCGACTTCAACGGCACGCCGACCACCTACGTACCGGCCGGCAGCGCCACGGTGCGCGCTGTCACCGTCTCTCCGACCACGATCTACGCCGCGCTGAACAATGGCAAGATCGCCTCGGTGGACCCGGTGAGCCACACCGAGACCACGCTCTACACCGGCCTGACGACCACGATCCGCGGGATCTGGTATGTCAAGAACCGGCTCCTGATCTCCGACTCGAACAACAAGTGGTACCAGCTGGCCGTGAACCCGACAGGCGCACCTGTCGCCGTGACCGCCTCGGATGTGATCTTCACCGGAGTTGACTGGGCAGCGGACTCGTGTGTGACCGCGAGCCCTGGCCCCATCCTGATCGGCAACAGCAACTCCGTCTACGCCTGCACGCTCGACTCGACCGGGACGATCCCCACGCTCTCGGCTCCGATCCAGGTTGCCGAGCTTCCTCCGGGCGAGACCATCTCGGCCATCGCCTACCACCTCGGCTTCGCCGTCCTCGTTACGGGCGCTGGAGTCCGCGTAGCGGTCCTCTCCGATTCGGGGCAGCTCACCTACGGCCCGCTCCTCGTCGAGCGGGAGACGGCATCCTCGACGTTCCTAGACACCTCTGTGGCCCGGTACGGCACGCGAGCGTCTGTGGTGATCGACAACCGCATCATCGAGATCGACCTGAGCGAGCAGGTCGGCACCGGCCTGGAATTCGCCTGGACCGGCCGCGGCGAGCCCTTCACCGGCACCGAGACGGCTGCCGGTGTGACCACCCTTGCGATCACAACGCAGATCGCCTGGACCGAAGGTGGCCTGTGGGCATCCACGGCCAACCTG